CGGTGGTGGCGGTGGTGCTGGCATCCCTGCAGGTGATGGAGGTCCTGAGAATACTGGTGGTTATGGATCTGCTGGTGCTGGTGGTCCATCAGATCAAAACGGAAAAGGTAAAGCAGGTTCTGACGCATCATTTGACGCTGGTGGTAATGGTGGCGGTGGTGGTGCACATGGAGAAGGAGGAGGACAAGCAGGATCTGGTGGAATTGGAGGAGATAGAATCGACGCTGCTGCCAGTGGTACCTCTGGAAGTCCCAACAACGGTGCAGGAGGTCAACCAGGATTAAATGGATATGGTTTAATATTCAGTTCAACCACAATTAAAAATAATTCTACAGGAGATAAAACCCTAGACTCTGCTGACGGTGGCGTTCAAGTTGGAAGTGTGCTATAATTAATTTATGGTAACAATTTTAGATGATATTGTAGGAAATCCTACATTTGAGAGTGACTGTATTCAAATTTTAGAAAACAATAAAAAGAATACAAACGAGAAAAATTTTAATGAAAGATGGTACTCATTAGATGAGGAACATATCTTTAAAGATTTTTGTGTTCAAATGGTCAATGTTGCTAGTAATTTCTTTGACCTGACTTCTTGTATAGGATATGAGTTTTGGTCACAAAATAACACAACACCAAGAGGTTGGCATATTGATCAAGATGAGCAACTAATTGGAACCACAGGTCAAACTAGATTTCCATTGTGTTCTATAGTATACTATTTAAAGATTGATAATTTAAGGAGAGGGAAATTACATATTGAAGATGATATTATAACACCTAAGTCAAATAGATTGGTTATATTTTCTCCTCAACTAAATCATTGTGTTGAACCATATATGGGAGATAGAGTTGTTCTTTGTGTTAATCCTTGGAGTGTAAAACTATGATACATGATTTTATATCAGTTTATGATAATTCATTCACATCTGATGAGTGTGAAGAGTATATTAATTTAATAGAACATTACATACTGAATGGAGTCATAACAAAGGAGGATAGGGCATATCATAACACAGATCATTTTTCTTTAAATTTTAATAATGATGTCAGTTATAATATTTTATCTGGTGACAATTTATCAATGGAATTTTTACCAAAAATAAAAGATTTTGTAGATGAGTATCTCAAAAAATTTAGTGTACTTGGTCAGGAAAAACTTTTAATTTACGATACAAAGGCAAAAAAAATCCCAGTTGGTGGTGGATTTCATAATTGGCACTACGAGAATACTGGTCTTCAAGTTTCTGCTAGAAAATTAGTAATTCAATTATATTTGAATACAATAGAGGAAGGTGGGGAGACAGAATTTTTATACATTAATAAAAGAATTAAGGCAGAGCAGGGGAGATTAATTATTTTTCCAGCAGCATTTACTCATACACATAGAGGTAATCCACCAATTGGACAAGACAAATACATAGTTTCAACTTGGGCAGTATCTCAGGATAATAATTGGCGATGAAAAAATTCAAAATCAAGAAAATAAAAATGGTCAATGCCAAAAACAAATATAATTGTGATTATTTGTTTTACATTAATACTTTTAAATTAAAATTCAAATGAATTCAAAAAATGCTTTTAAAAAATGTCGTGATGATGATTTTGCGATTTGTTCCTTAGACGTAAGCAAAGGATGGATAGGTATAGAACCAGAAGAATATAGTTACGGATTGTATTACTATGTGTTAAGAGGTTCCTGTAAATTTGGAGTACCTTTTAAGGATGGATATGATATTCTTAAAAAAGGAGATTTTTATTGTGCAAAAAATAAATTATATGATCATTTTTTAATTGAAGCTTTAGAAGATTTTTGTATGGTTGGTTTTAGTTCACTGGATAAAAAACAAGATTGGAGTGGAAAATTAGTATCAGGCAATACAGTAAAAGAGGAACGAGACTCTATTTTAATATGTTTAGATGGATCACCAGTCGTTGAAAATCAAGAATTATCTATTTTTGATTATGGTAATCTAGATGCGGGTATAGAATATGAAGTGGATGCAATTGATGGGATATTAGCAGTGTTTACCAAGAATTAATATATTCTAATCTATCTTTTACTGTCATATTATTTTTATAATGGTATCTGTAGTTTTCTACTAATTGTTTTGTATAAAATTCATAATTATTCATTTCCCATTCCTCTATTTTAGGAAGTTGACCTAGATATGGTTTATCATATGCTACTAACATACTTGCCCAATTATATCCATTAAGTAAAGTTTCAGCGTGATTTACCCACTCTTGTTTTAATTTCTTTTCAATCATAGTAGATACAGTCTCTAATACGTCTGTTGTTTTATATGCTCTCCAATAATCTGTATCCTGTCTATCTGATAATGAATAATGATATAAAACAAATTCCATTGTTTCGTTTAAAAATTTCTTCATCACCTTACTAACAATATTACTCTCCTTCTTTCCCCACACTTTATTTTTATTGATTAATTTTGAAATACTTTTTATAGTCACACATATAACCATAATTGAGGTTGACTCAAGAGGTTCGATAAAACTTTGACATAAACCATTAGCGATCACATTTTTTACTGCAACTCTATCCAGAGAACCACCAGTAAACTTAACAGATTTATCAGCTGTCCACTCCAAACCTTTTGATCTCCAGTGTTTTTTCATATGATTTTCAGCATCATCTACTGATAAAAAATCATCACAGTAAACAAATCCTGTTCCTATCCTACCCCAAGTTGGTGTTTCCCATATCCATCCATAATCTTGAGCAGCAGCTACAGTGCAAGGTTTATAACTTTGATGTTCAACTGTTCCCCATATGGCAGCATTATTGATTAATCTTTCATACTTGTTAAATGAAGTTAATTTATTAATTAATAATCTTTTAAATCCAGTGCAATCAATATATAAATCCGCATTTATTTTTGAACCATCATCAAGAGTTAAATTTTTT